AGCAACATACTTGCCAATCGCCATGTCACTAGAAAAGATACTATCGAGGGTGTCATCGCTATCAACAAGAACACAGCTAGCAAATTGTCGAAGTGGAGTTCGCACCCCTGCCATGATAGGTGTGGGAATGTTGATTTTGTGCTTGCTGATTGCGTCGTAGTATCTTCTGACATAATCGAGTCTGGTTGCCAATGGGTATTCAGCAAAGAGAGTTAATGCAATAAGCATATACATGTACTGTGGAGTCTCATAGACTTCTCCAGCACTTCTATCCTGAACGAGATATTTATCTGTTACTTGACGAAGACCAGCATAGGTAAACAGGTAATCACGATCATGATCAATCCAAGAATTGATCTTCATCCAGTCTTCATCAGTATACTTGTCTAGGATTTCTTCATCATAGACTCTATTGACTGTAGCATTGTATGCAGTCACGTCAAACACTGACGGCATGCCTTCCTTCCAGATGTTCTTATGGAACGCTTCCTTACGTAGGCAGGACAGGAGCAGGCGAGCAGCAACAAATTGGTAGTTGGGGTGGTCCAGATCAATTAGGTCGCTTGCAGAGCGAATTAGGATCTCCTGGATCTGGATCGTGGTGATGCCATCAAAGAATTGAATGCCAGAATTCATCTCCACCTGGCTGGAGGAGACGCCACCGAGACCCTGACATGCCTCTTCAACCATCTTATGAATTTTTTCTAGGTCAAGAACCTCAACCGTTCCATCTCTCTTTTCTACATTGATGCTCATACTTTCTTCCATGTGTTCAGTTTAAGTTTAGCTTCCAGTCCACGGTAGGTATTTGATTCTACCATATGCTGCACGTCATGTCCAGCAAGGTACATGTCGTTGATGTCTTTGTGTGTAATCGATGACGGCCAGATAACTACGGAGTTGCCTGAATCGATTGTTTTACTGACTCGATTGACGATCTCTCTATTTCTCGGTTCGTTATCGTATACGTAGCAGCAATCGCTAGCAATCCGATCAGGGACATGAACGTCACTTCCACACATAGCAATCGAGTTGCGAATGAACGTGCTGTCAAACGGTCCTTCAGTGATGTAGACTCTTTCATTAGGATTTATTTTATCGAGGCCAAATATTTTAGGTTGCGATTCGTCTAGTATGATAGTAATGTATCGCAACTTGGTTCTGGGGGAGAGTGATCTACCTTGGTAACCAAACATTACTTTATCTGCTGTGTATAGTGGCAGAATAATACGTGGACCATCGCCTCTCATGTCATCGAATGTAGGCGTTTGACTGTTGGTCCACTCTTTAAATTTAGGACAGTAAAGGAAATAATCCAGGTCTTTAATTTTGCGTTGCTCTAGATATTGACGGGCGGGGTGAGAGTTATTTAGCTCCGAAATCTTCTGTAAATTAAGAGAAGATTTGAAGACTGGTTTTTTAAAATCAAACTTCGGTGAAGGAGTTTGTGTTCCCTTGCCAGTCAACCCATCACGGTATCTTTCCATGACATATTCATTGTAAAGACCAGGGCTTTGATCTTTCAAAAAATTAGTGAAGGTCCTACCAACACCACAGTTGTGGCATTTGTAAACGTAATCAGTTTTCACACGAAAGATATACCCACGCGCTAGGTTCTTCTTTTTTTTACTGTCACCACAATAGGGACACCTGAAGTTATACAGGTGCTCCTTTTTCTTGGTAAACTTCTGCAGTTGTGGACTAACTAAACTTACGTATTTGCTGTCCAGGTAACTCATCAACTTGGTCGATCACTACATCCATGATACCAGATACTGGTGTGGCTGTCAATGTTTTGACAAAATTTGGAACCACTTGCATCACTGTCACAACAGTTGCAATCACTGCTCCTGCACCGATGACAAACTTTGCATTAACATCTACTTTCTTTTGCACTGAAGAAATTCTCTCGTGCAAAACTTCATTATCTTTTTCATGCCGTACCTTCATCTCCTCAAGCATACCGATGATGAGTTTATCGGCACGTTCGGATTCATCCAGACGATTTTCATGGCGCTCCAAGATTACAGCAATCTTGTTACTGTTATCAGAGATTGTACCTACTGCTCTCTCAAGCTTGTCAAGCATCTCTTTGGAGAGATCTTCATAAATGTTCAGTTTACTTTCTAATACTGCTAATCTACCAAGACCGAACGCCATATACTACAATCCAATGTGCGTAATTATACTTAATATTTATACATTCCTTACAGCGAAGTCCAATGCCGACTGATAGGTCGAAGCATCTTTATTCAACATGTAACGGAACTGTGTTGCCTGCTCATTAGGAAGTTGTGCATAACATGCAGCAATTCTTTTTGCAGAAAAATTATCAAGGTTCTGTTGCGATCCATCACCAAATGTAATCTTCGCAAAGGAAGACTCACCAGAAGGATTGAGTTCGGAGGTTGCAACTTGGAGTGCAACGTCTAGAGCATGTTGTTGTGCAGTGGATTCAGTAATCATGTCAGTAGTCACTTCAGTTTCTTCTTTTTTAAGTTTAGATGTTTGATCGGATGCCTTCTTTTTAAAGTCAGACATACGAGCTTTCATTAGCACGTCCATTTCTTTCGTCTTGGACTGCATTTTTTTCTTCGCTTCGTCCCTTTTCTTTTGCAGATCTTTAGAACGGCCTAGTTTTTTCATCTGACCGATTTGTTTCTGCGCTCTTTCTGTTTCAGAAGGAGCAGCTTCTACAATTTGAGTATCTAGTTCTTCTTTCATTTTCTTGCGGGACTGTATACGAGAGAGCATTGTTTTTGCACCCTTGGTGCGACCATCTACCTTGTCTTGATTGGCTTTCTTATATCTACGTTGAGACTTTGGGTTAACAAACACGAAAGCAGGTGGCATTGACAAAGCAGCGCCATCACCAGCCATCATTTCATTTACAGTAGATTTAGATTCTTCAGACATTCTTGATCAACGTCGAGGTTTAGACTTTCTGGTAAGCGGTTAAGGGTCAACATAAAAGCTTTTAATTTTGACCAGTGTTTCGCCTCTATTTTATAGAACAATAGAGGCGTTGCAGCATCATCAAATACATTGTACATGACGATGATATGATTTAAAATGAGATGAACTTTCAACTCACCGTGCATTTCATAACGACGAAATAAACGTTTGACGCACTTGATCTTATTTAGATCTTTTTTAAAGTCATCATACGTAGCGGAGTTCGGGTTATTATAATTACGTATAGCAAACATTAACCAGTTGTCCTGGTTCAACTCATCGAACTTCATGTATCATTAGGCAGTAGTAACTACTGCGGTAGCGGAGATAACTTCAGCAGCACCGTTGGTAGAGTTGATCTTGACACGGTATGAACCAGCGTCAGTAGCAGCATATGTACCAATATCAAGTGTAGTTCCAGTCTCTCCAGAAACGTTTGCCCAACGTGAAGATTCAGACAACTTCTGCCACTGATAGGTGAGAACAGATGCATCTGCAGGTGGGGTAGCGGTGGCAGCGAGTACCAGTGATAGAGCAGCACCAACAGCAACAGCAGTATCTGCTGGTTGTGTCTGGATGTCAATGATTACACTTTCATCTGCTGCTGCAGCGTCATCAGCCTGGGTCTCGTTAGCGTTAGTTTCGGGACCAGCGATAGTGACTAGCATCTCTGCCTTATGGCGGGTGTTACCATCACAGTCAGTGAAGGTATAGTATGACCACCAACCAGGAGCATTCAAACCACGAGCCTTATTCTCGGGAAGAGCTGCTTCAGTATCGTCAATAAAAATTGTTTGCTTTGCTTGTGAGGATGCAGCAACTCCAATGCCTGCTTTGGCTTTGTTGGCGTTGCTATCCGTGCTTCCGTATAGGGACATTGGATCTCCAGTAGACTATTCGATTCTCATATTATTTATAAAAAAAGGGAGAGGCACTATACCCCTCCCAATATTATCACTCTTCTCTATTCTTAATTGCTGCTGAAACAACTTCAAGAAGTTGATCATCCATATCAGTCTTGGTCAACTTAACTGCTTTAGCAAGAATAACAAGACAGATCTCAACCATCTTCTCACCAAGTTCCTCATTCTCTGGAATATTTGCAACTGCATCTTTGATAATTTTTGATGCGAGTGGAAGTAGAAATGCTAGCATGATTTTAGGGGCATAGTATGCCCCTGTATTTAGTCCGCCTTTTTCTGACTCTTCATTGCCTTGAGAATATACTTTTTATTCTTCTTGTTATTCTCTTTATCTTCAGCAGCACCGTCTTTAATGTCAGGCATTATTTCAACGGTTGCGCCTTTCTTTGCAGGCTTGTCGTCACATCCGCAAGCCTCATTTACTTTTTTTCTTCTTCGATCTCCTTACGAAGTTCTGCTTGCTCCTTCATCTTCTTGCTGGTGTTGATGATCTTGGAGACCTTCTTGCGACGTGCTAGAAGATACTTGTCAGACTTATCATGGTCACCATCATTGTCGATGTCCTTGTCTTCCTTGCCTACGGGATCAAGTTTCTTCTCTTTGATCTCTTCGCCAGTGGGTTCAAACCCTGCCTTGACACAGTTGTTAACTTCCTTACCACCTTTCTTCTTGGTGCCTTGCTTCTTATATCCTTTCCAGCAAGAGGTATTGCCGTTGTCATCTTTACCATCCATCTTAACTTCAAAGATGTATGTCTCACCACCTAGTTCAAAAGAGAGTGACTCTTTCTTGGCAGTCTTTGCAGATTTAGTGAAGGCATCAGCAGCAGGATAGTCCTTACTACCTTTCTTTGCAGGTGCTTCACCACGCTTCTTTTTAGCATGGATGTTAGCATAGAGACCATTCTTCTCTTCTAGGTCTTCAGTCTCTTCACGAGCAACAACCTTTGTAGTATCTCTAATTTCTGCACCAACAGAATACTTCATGCCTTGACCTGTACGTAGGTTAGCAGCAGGATCAGGGGGAGCAGCGTTTGCTTTAGGGTCTTTAGTGGAGAAGTCATCCTCTTTCTTTTCCTTACCAGAAAGGTCAGGGATAGAAGTAGATGCATCAGCACCACCAGCAGGACCAGGAGCTCCTAGTTCTTTCTTCTCTGGTGCGGGGATGGTAGCAGCCTCTTCACTGATAGTAGACTGTTGGAATCCTTCTCCACCCATCCACTTGGAATAAGAATTGATAAGTGCCTGGGAATAGGCATCATTATGCTGCACACTATTGACTGGTTTCTGTCTTTCCATTATTGAAAATACTACTTTTCCTGTCTTTATTTATGGTATCAATTACTTGTACAGCGCGGATGTCTTTTACCCACGCTCTAAACATCTCACCAGACTCTGTAATTGCAATAACATAGTTGACTCCAGACCGATGTATAACACCCTTCTGCCCAGTCAATGCATTCATAACAACATCACCTTCAGCAAAGGTATCAGTTTGTCTATGTTGTTGGCGAACTGCCTGCTCTCTCAATTTTTTGAAATCTTTCATTTAAAATTTGCAGGTAGATTTGCTTTTATCTCCATCATCATTGCCATACAATCTTTATCATTCAGTGCTCTGGGTATACCAGCCCTGAATGTTTTGAAGTCGGCTTTAAATGCTGCACGTCTCATCTTCGTTCCAGAAATAGCAAAGGTATCTCCATCAGCATCTCTGCTACCTGAAGATTTAATTTCAATCTTGCGGAAAGAAAATTCTGTTCCGTTATATTTATGGAGGAATGACATGGCGTTCACTCTATCAGAACCTACAAGGAACACTGCCTCATTATACCCATGCATCATAAGCTCCTGTAGGATCTCCACGGGTTGTTTAGGACCCGAAAAGATCTTACCCTTATGCTCTGGGAACATCTTCTCCATGTAGAATAGTTTACGATCAGGTGAGAGGGGATTCTTTCCTTTAGTGTCGTGGGATTGAGAAATATAAATGCGATAATCATGTCGTCCTGCTGCACGTTTCACTCCATCAAAGTTATCTTTGTGTCCAGTAGTAGGTGGTTGGAATCTGCCAAACGTAAAGTAGCAGGTCTTACAATTTAACGCCATTGTTTTTGTAGAGTGAAGTTATTGAATGCAAACTCAAATCTATTAACAAATTTAATCATACTACCATCTTTATGAAGAACATATCCTTCAGGTGTCGTCACCTTATATCCATTCTCTGTCTGGACATAGGTTCGGAACTCTTCTAGGTGGTCCAGTTTATCTATAACCATTTGTTTTAAATCTTGAATCTCTTTATAAAGAGCAATCATAGTCTTAAAGTTATAGACATTATCTAGGAGATAGTTCTGACTCTCATACACCAGCGCACACTTCTTTGTTCTGTTAGCAACTGTCTTGATCTTTGCTAACTCCTTCTGCATCTTCTCATCATAGAAGTTTATCAGTGCGTAGATCGTCTCGTCCACGTTCGTAATTTGAGTCCCAGCTCTAACTTCTGAATTGAAGAACTGTTTGATGAAGGTGGAGATGTGGAACTTTGCATCACCTTTGTTACCCATATTAGAGACAAGATTGTCAAGAAACTTACCAGCAATAGAGCACATGCGTTCGATCTTTTGTACATGTCTATCAAAGCGTTGTAATTCTGTTTGACTAAAACCAACTCGATCCATTGGTGTGTCATTTTTAATCACCAATGCATCAGAAGAACCAGTAATATCAGCACCAGCTCTTGCTTGCATCTCTGATAAAATATTACCAGTGTAATGCGTGTGGAATACTACGCCTATTTTAGCAGTCTTTGCTGCCTTTCCAATAGGATGATCTACAGGTATACCATATGTAATAGTATTAGGTCTGAATGTATACAGTCTCTCTCCATCAACTGTCTCTGTCTTCAGATCACTGGTAAATAACAGGTCTCCTTGCACCACACCCTTGATACCTAGTTCACTAAAGTATCTCAAAGAGAACTTTAGTTTTTCTGCCAAGTCTCCCTGATACAGCATGTCAATCTTTGCTTCTGATGCACAGATCTTTGGTTCAGTCTTATTAAATACCGACTTGGTTCCTACAAAGAAGTACCCATGCTCTGGATGCACACCACATATAACAGACG